AATGGAGCCGGTGTTCGACAAGGACGGAGAGCCGGTCTATGAGACGGATAGCGGCAAGCCTCTGCTTGACCTGAGAGGCCTGCCTGTGCAGAAGCTCCGCAAGCGCTACGAAGACCGCACCACGGTGTATGTCAGCAAGAGCACCATGGGCGTTGAGATTTACAGCGAGATCGACACCGGGCTTGACCTGTACCCCGTCGCTTGGGGCGTTTGGGAGAAGCAGAAGAACCAGTATCACGGTCGCGCCCTGGTCACTGGGATCATCCCGAACCAGATTTTTATCAACAGCTCCTTTGCCATGGTGATGCGGCACGAGCAGTTGCAGGCATTCCCGAAGCGGATTTACAACGCTGACCTGATCTCCGACTGGAGCAACGAGATCGGCGTTGACATCGGCGTTCGCGGCTTGCAGCCGAACCAGCCGATCAACCAGGTGGCAACCACCCTTAGTTCGCCGGACATCAGCAACCAGATCATCTATGTCATCGAGAAGGCGATCAACTACACCAAGGAGTGCCTGGGCACCACGGATGCCCAGCTTGGCAGCGCCAAGATCGACAACACTTCGGCCCTGATGGTTCTGAATACGAACTCTCAGACGCCGCTTGAGAATATCCGAGCCAACCTGAACGAGTGGGTGGAGGACATCGTGGCCATTCTGCTGGACATGATGGGCACCTACTACGGCGAGCGACCGATCGTCAGAGAGCGGACATTCGCCGAGCCCGTGATGGACGAGGCCACCGGTGCCCCTACCCTGGGCACCTACGATGGTCTGCTCCAGGTGAAGACGGTCACTCGGAAAGTCATCGAGAGCTACAGCTTCCAGAAGTTCAAGCGGCTGTACTTCAACTGCCGTGTAGACGTGGGCGCCGGCAATGCGTTCTCTCAGATCGCCATGCTCCAGACCTTGGACAATATGCGGCGTGAGGGCGTCATTGAGCTGGTGGACTACTTGGAGCGTGTGCCTGACACTGTGGTGCCGGGCAGACAGCGCCTGATCCAGAAGCTGAAGACACAGCAGGCATCGGCCAACGGTGGCACCGCCGCCGGCATGGCTCCGATGCATAGCCCGGGAACACAGAACGCGGATGTGCATCGCGTTCTGCAGCAGATGAACCCGGCGAAGTTGATGCAGGGTCGCCGCCCCACTGAGGCAGCCCCCACCGCAGACGACGCAATCAATGCACTGCCCATGAACGTGCGAGAGCAGTTTGATCAACTGCCTCCCAGGGCAAAGGGCGAGGTAGCCAAGGCGGCTGCCGAGCGCATGAAGCAGTAATCCACAGCCGGGCCTACCCGCCCGGCTGGGAGACTGACCCGCAAGCCTACCCGCGAGCGGCAGTCAAAATAGATTGGAGGAAAAACCATGAACACGACAGCGAACGATCTGTTCACTGAAGACGCACCCATCATGCCGGAAGGCGGGCTTGATGTGGACGACTTCACCACCGAGGAAGACTTCTCCGACCAGGAAGAGCAGACCGAGGAAAGCGAACAGGCCACCGACGTTGAGGGCGCTCCTACCCCTGAGAGCCAGAACCCGGACGCTGAAGGTGCGGAAGACCCCGCTCCCACTACGGAGCCCGCAGAACCCGCGCCGCAGAAGCTGCGATTCAGAGCAAAGATCGACCGAGAGGAAAGCGACGTCGAACTGGATCCCAGCGAACTACCGAGCATCTACCAGAAGGCTAGAAACCATGACCGCGCCAAGGAACGACTGGAGAAGAGCAATGCACTCATCAAGGCACTTCGTGAGGTGTCTGTGCAGCTTGGTTATCAGTCCCCCGAGGAAATGCTGGAGGGTTTAAGCCAGAGTAACCGCAAGTCCCAGATCGACGCCCTTGTGGCTGGAGGCACTGCACAGGAGATTGCGGAGTTCTACGTTGACGCACAGGCTCGCGCTAAGAAAACTGCTATTCAGATTGACGAGCACGATGACGTCACGGAACCCGTTGCCCCGGCGAAAAAGGATGACCTGCTCACCGACTATCGGAAGCAGGTGGACGAGCTGTTTGCAGCACGCCCCGACCTCAAAGGACATCTGACGGAGCTGCCCAAGGCAGTGTCGGACGCGGTGATCGGCGGCACCCCCGTGCGGGTTGCATACGCCGAGTGGGAGAATGCTCAGATGAAAGCCGAACGTGATCGACTCCGCAAGGAGCGCGACGCCCTTGCGCAGAAAGCCGAGGCGGCCACAAGAGCACCCGTTCGCAGCGTCACCAAAGGCGGCGGCAAATCTACCGCCGACGAGAAAGACCCCTTCCTAATCGGACTGAATAGCGAATGGTGATTTCTTAGGCCTCCTCAATATTGATTATTGCTTAAGGAGGCAAATTACAAATGGCAAAGAATCTTGCAGTCAAATACTCTACCGACGTAGATAAGCGTTTTGAGCTCACTTCTCAGGCCAAGGCCGTTGTTGGCAACAACAACTACGACTGGACTGGCGTTGAGACCGTCAACGTCTACTCCTACCCGGTGGTTCCCGCCAGCGAGTACAACCCCGGTGCCAACGACGTCTATGGCCCCTGCCATGTCATCGAGCCCAACGTGCAGGAGATGAAGGTTCAGCAGAAGCCCACCTTCAACTTCAAGATCGCCCGTCTTGACCGTGACATGACCATGATGACCATGGAAGCCGGCCAGCAGCTTACCCGCCAGCTCAACCAGGTCATGGTTCCCCTGTATGACCACTATGTGTTCTCCAAGGCCGCTAACGCTGCCATCACCCGTGGCAACTGCGACCTGACCACCAAGCCCACCAAGGAGAACGTGTACAGCCTGTTCCTGAAGGCTCAGGAGTTCATGGGCGACAGCATGGCCCCGCAGGAAGGCCGCATCGCCGTCTGCTCCTACGAGTTCTATAACCTGCTGAAGCAGGATCCCGCTTTCGTCCGCTTTGGCGACGCATCTCAGAAGATGCTGCGCCTGGGCATCCTGGGCGAAGTTGACGGTGTCAAGCTGATGCGTGTCCCGTCCTCCCGCCTGCCCAGCGGTGCAAGCTGCATCGTGACCCATCCCTGGGCTATCGCAGGCCCCGTCAAACTGAAGGATTACATCATCCATGACAATCCTCCCGGCTGGAACGGCTGGAAGTGCGAAGGTCTGCTGTGCTACGACGCCTTCGTTCTGAACGAGAAGGCCGACGGTATCTACTACATCGGCGGCTCCGGCGTCACTCGCCGCCTGCAGGCTGTGACCTCTCCCGACCCTGCTACTTCCACCAAAACCATCCTGACCATCATGACCGCGAAGGACGAGGGCCATTCCTGGAAGTGGGCATCCGGCGCATCCAAGATCCTCAACACCTACGGCGCAGATCCCTCTTCCGAGGCTCAGTGGTACGCCATCGACGAGACCACCAACGGCTCCGCTGTCACCCCGACCGCTACCAGCGACACCATGATCACCATCGTGGAGCTGAACGCCGATGGCAAGGTTGTTGGCGAAGGCTACGCCGCAATCAACAAGGCTTAAGTTCCGAGGGCCGGGGATATCCCCGGCCCTACCCCAAACGAAGGAGGACAAAGCATGACCTTCGGAACATTCCAAACGCTGGTCTTGCAGCATATCGACCAGTACAGCGTGGCGGGCGAGACCGTCGCTCCGAGCTACAACAATCAGTCGGACGACCTTCTGCGCATTGCCGCGCTTTTTAATATCGCAAATAACACCATCGTAACGCAGACCGCGCCCATCGAGGCCAGCTTTGAGGCGGCATCCCGCGCAACGGAGATGCCCGGAGGCTGGTCCAAGATCGAGATGCCCGAGGACTTCTGGGAGATGACCGGCCACGGCCTTCCCATGATCGAGCGAAACGGCGACATTGTGCGGACGATGGAATACAGATACTGGACTGACAACGTCATCCTGGTTCGCACCCGAGACGTGCCGCGCCTGACCATCACTTACTATCGCAAACCGAAGCCCGCCAGCGGCAAGAACCCGGACGAGGTTCTGGATGCCACCGAGCGGGTGGTCGAGTGTGCGAGCTTCTATGTGGCCGCGCAGCTTGTGCGGCAGGAGGACGCTTTTGTTTATCAGAGTCTGTACAACGAATTCGAGAGCATGATGGCCCGCCTGAAGGCACCCATGCGCACCGAGCTGACGCCGGTGCGGGACGCTTACGACCTGGGCTACGCTCCGTACTAAGGGGGAAGTGGAATGTGGGTTAATCTTTCCAACCTCCCCAGCCCGAAGAAGGTCTATCAGACCTATTACCGGGATTTGAGCGGCGGCCTGAGCACCAAGCGGCTCCCTTCGGAGATTGCTGACAATCAGTGCTCGGAGCTGAAAAACATGCTGTGGGAAAACGGCGTACTCCGCAGCCGCCGGGGCATGGAGCGGCTTCCGCTGCCTACAGACCCGCAAGAGGGCTTGCAGGGCTTCCGCTGCTACTCCATGTATGAACGGTTGTGGCACGGCTACTGCCTGTTCATCAACGACACCGGTGGCGAGACCATGGAGCTGAGAGCAACGAACGCCGAGACCGGTGCCGAGCATGTGCTGTACAGCTACGATGACCCGGCGTATGGCGGCTCGGCTACGCGTGGCGACAGGCTGTGCGGCAGTTTCTTCCCCTACATGGAAAAGCTCTACTACAAGAACCGGGGCGTCTACATCGCTATCAGCTACGATGAAGAGACGGACACGTTCTCGGTTGCAGAGGTTGAGGGCTATGTGCCCATCATTCAGATCAATACCGGCACCGACGGCGTGGGTGACCTGTATCAGCCGGAGAATCGCCTGAGCGACAAGAAGACCATCTGGTACAACGCCGCCAGTGGCGAGCGCACCGTGGAGATCTTCTGCGACGGCGAAGAGACGGTGTTCGACCTGGGCTACAGCAACGCCACCGTCCCGCAGCTCCAGGAAGTGCGCAGCGTCTACGTTGGCGCGGCGCTTCAGGAGGAAGAGACGAACTACACCATCAACTTTGCGCTGGGCACCATCTCTATGACCGTGGCCCCGCTGGCTGTTCAGAAAATCACCGTCAATCTGACCGTGGTTGAAGAGCGCTATCAGCTCCCCGTCAAAGGCGCTACCATCGAGAGCGTCTATGTTGACGACGAGCTGTGGTCGGCCATCGAAGAGCCTGCGCCGCTGCATGATCTGAAACAGTATTATGCGGACTACTCTGGCGAGTACCCCGCTGTTCTATTTGATCGCCAGGTGAACCTTGGCTACATCGGAGACGCAAACAGCAACGCCAACCGCATCAAGGTGACCTACAGTCTTCCCAACGAGGACGCAAAGAAGGCCATCGACGACTGCCACATCGCAACGGTATTCGGCAGCACCGGCATCGAGGCCCACTGTATTGTGATGGCCGGTTCCACTGAGCAGCCCAACGCCTACTTTTGGAGTGGCAGCGATGCCAACGGCGGCAACCCTGCTTACTTCCCCATGGAGCAGTACAACCTGGCGGGCACCTACTACGACGAGATCACAGCTTTTGGACGCCAGCAGAACAAGCTGGTCATCTTCCAGACTGGCCGAGTGGGCTCTGCCAGCTACGCTCTGACGGAGCTGTATGGCCGGACGATCGTGCAGCTTAACTACATGAGCATCAACGATCGGATGGGCTGCGACCTTCCGAAGACAGTGCAGCTTGTGGAGAATAACCTGGTGTGGGCAAGCACGGAGCACGGCGTACTGTATCTGAAGGACAGCACCTACGCCTACGAGACGCTGGTGGTTGGGATCAGCGGCAACGTCAACGACCCTGGCGTCAACTGCCCCGGTCTGATCTCGGACATCCGCAATGGCGAGCGCCGCCTGATCTGCTCCGCTGACGACGGCAGCCGATACTGGCTCTGCGCCAACGGCCATGCTTACGTCTGGGATTACAGCTTGCAGGGCTACACCGGCAACACGGAGAAGCTGTGCTGGTTCTACCAAGACGGCATCGAGGCAAGCGCCTGGCTTGTGGATAACCACGAGCTCATCGGACTTCTGCCGGTGACTGACCCCTACACCCCCGACTGGGGTGACGGCACATGGCGTTCTGAGTGGCTGTTCCGCTTCACCAAGGAGGCGCAGTACACCGACTTCGGCGCAGCCTATGAGCGGGTCTGCCGCCCGAAGGAGCTGAACTTCGGAACGCTCGGCTACGCAGTGAATGTGGACAAGATGATCACTGCGGTGGATCCCTCGGAGCCCACGTGGTTTGAGGCGGAGTATTACACCGACCAGCAGATCCGCAAAGACCTGACACCGCTGATGGCGGTTACGTGGAAGTTTGCGCCCCGGGATCTGAGTTACCGCAGCCTGCTTGTGACGAGAGGCCCGATGACGCTGGTTCGGAAACCGAAGTGCCGCCACATCCGATCTTTCGCTGTGCGGTTTGTGACGAACAAGCCCCAGCGTGACATGAACATTATCTCGGTGCAGTTTATGCACACCTACCAGGGGGCGATGAAATGAGTTTAGAGAGATTCCAGTTTACCCGAGACTGGACAAATCCCAGTGACTTCCCGACCTACCAGAGCGACGAAGCGAAGGTTCGGGCAGACATGCAGGCGCTGCATGACGAAACTCGGGACTTTATCAACAACCACGTCATTCCCGAAATGAATGGCATCGGAGCCTACTACATCCCGAAGCTGACCCAGGTGTCTGACAGCGTTGTTCGCTTCACCTTTGAAGGCAGCAACGAGGGCATGGCAACGGTGCTCCCCATCGAAGTGACGCTGCCCCAGGGACCAAAGGGTGACACCGGCGCTGCTGGCGCAACAGGTGCCACTGGCGCTACCGGCCCCCAAGGCCCCGCTGGCCCCAAGGGTGAGACTGGTGCTACCGGCCCCACCGGCCCCCAGGGCCCTGCGGGCAAGGGCACGGTGGAGGGCGTCTGCTCCATCCAGCCGGACGAGACCGGCAACGTGGCGCTGCGAGGCGAACACATCCCGGTGGCCGTGGACAAAATCATGTATCAGGGAACCATTCAAGGTGCGCTGGCGGCACTTGCCAACGACTACCTGATGGAGACGAATGAGCGGCTTGAGGACTTCGCCGCAGCGGATGACGGCTACGGCGCTTACAAGAACCCGGAGGGCCGGTACGTCTACACAGGAGACGGGGAGCGGCGGCGCTTCACCATCCAGGATGACAGTGACGGCGGCAGATTGGTATGGACGATCTCCAGCCAGGGCTCTGAGGGCCTTGCCACCATCGATGTGTGGGTGATCTCCGCCCCCGGGGCTACGCCGGAGCTCTGGATGGAACTGACCAACGACGGCAATTTCATCTTCACCGGCAACAACATGCTGGTAAAGCTGGCCAGTGACGTTCGGGACAACAAAGGCGATGCGGCAATGGTGCGTGGGGATGTAGACCTCTACAGCAAGGAAGAGATCCACGCACTGCTGGCAAGCGCCACCTATACTACGGTGCCCATGAGCATTGACGCCACCGGCGTGGGTATGGAGAAGATCCTCAGCCTGAAGTACACCACAGTGGATGCCGATGGCCATCTGACAAGCGCTATGGTCAACAACGTGGGCGCTGCCACCACCACGATTCAGGTGGTGAAAAATACCCCGGTGAGCTTCAACGTTATGGCAATGTCGCCGGAGGATGTGACGGTGAACGTGTCCGGCGGCGAACTTATCACCAAGGATTACACCATCATCGTCAAGGCCACCCAGGATGCGGGTGCCACGGTGACGGTGCGCTAACAAATTACATAGGAGGATAACACAATGATTATTGGATATTACAAGCCCAACGACGCAGCGAATCAGGTAGAGGAGCTGGCCGAGGGCGCAAGAGTGCTTGCCGAGCAGGACGGCAAAGTTGTCAGCGTGCCGACAAGCAAACTGGCGGAGCTCGTGCTTGCAACGCTTCCTAGCGCAGAGGGGGAGAACTTCTGATGAGT